CAGCGGTTCAGCCTACACCAGCGGCCCTCACGTCTATGGACTGCATCAGATGGGAGGTCAAGTGAACGGTGGTTATGCTATCACGTTCGTTTGGGCTCGCCTCAGGGCAGCGTTGCGGATGAAGCCTGAATCCTCGGAGGATTGGCTTCTTGGACAAACAAAGGCTGGAAGGAAGATTCGCTGGGATGCCTCATCAGGAGATCCCGACGAGTTGACTATTTGTATCAATGGATTGTACACCGTCGTACAGCGCGATTCCATGGTTAGAGCTTTCGGAAGGAATTGGGAAAATGAGATTCTTTCTTTGAAACCTAGCGCTGGATATGGCGATTACGAATCGGGGGAATCCAGGATCTCGACCAGCCTTGGGGGTTCGAGAATGTCGGAAGAATCCAAGGAGTCGGACATATCCCATCACCAAAGCCTAATGGACGCGTACAAGAAGCTGTCGCCAGCCTTGCGCAAGAAGTTCCGGAACTCGCTCAACTTGTCAGACGGAGCCAAGACTTCGAATGGCCAGGTGAGTGTTCTAGACCCTCAGACTACAAAAGCTTAGTGGTACATACAAACAAGTACTTCAAACAATCGGCGACTTCGGCTATACCTTCGGACGACGAGAAAGCTTCGGTGCTCTACCATATGGAGATCGCCTACGAGCAGTCGAGATGGACTCTGCCAGATGACTTTGATTCTCGTGAAGCATTTGACAGAGCCCTTCGCAGAGTGGACATGACAAGTTCTCCGGGATGGCCGTATTGTAGAGAGAAACCCACCAATGGTGAGTGGCTCGAACACAACGGCTTAGAATGCTCCCCTGTTAAGGTAGCCAGGTTGTGGTATGATACCCAACTTGTCTTGCAGGGGAAGTATGACAATTTCCTGAAAACTTTTGTCAAGTCCGAACCACATAAGAAGTCTAAAGCTGTTGAGGGTAGATGGAGGTTAATTATGGCATCATCGTTGCCTGTACAGATGGCATGGCACATGCTGTTTGATTATCAGAATGATGTTGAGATAAAGAAAGCTTACTATATACCCAGCCAGCAAGGATTGAAACTTCCCGGCGGCCATTGGCGTCTATACAGAGACCAATGGTTGACGGCGGGTTATAATTGTGGATTGGACAAGTCCGCCTGGGACTGGACAGCTCCATATTGGGCATTGCAACTGGATCTTGAATTCCGTAACCGAATGGGAAGAGGGCGTAGAATGGCGGATTGGAGATCAATCGCGGAGACGTTATACTACCAGATGTTTAACAACCCTACTATCATACTGTCTGATGGAAGTCTGTGGAGGCAGACCGCGCCAGGAATAATGAAGAGTGGATGTGTTACGACCATTTCCTCAAACTCGCATATGCAAGTCATGTTGCATTTGCTTGCTTGTTGGACACAGGGCGTTTCCATCTATCCGTTTCCTGTAGCTTGCGGAGATGATACCTTGCAGACGCTAGGCCAATCACAGGACTTGGATGCCTACACCAAATATGGTGTGGTGGTAAAGCAAGCCTCTGAGGGTTTAGAGTTTGTCGGACATGATTTCTTAGAGAGTGGTCCGTGGCCTGTTTATATGTCTAAGCATATAAAGAAGCTAGGATACGTTTCTGATGAGATTTTGCCACAATACCTAGACAGTATGGCTCGAATGTATGTGCATACGCCATTCTTTGATGTGTGGGAACTTTTGGCGCTTCGGCTCCATACAGGTTTACCACTTTCCAAGGATGCGTACCTACACTGGTATGAC